GTGCGCCAGATGGCTCAACGTGAGCCAATGTGTGTACTATACACACCTAATTTTGTATTGTCAACAGTTTTTTGCAAAATAATCTAATCATATTATGGTCGTCGCCAAAACACGCCAGAGCATTGCCGACGCGCCGCCTAGTGTCGGCGCTGTCGCACTCGATCCAAGCACCAAAACCTGTGTGCATAGCCTCAAAGCTGCGTCCATCTAGGATCTCGCCAGATTTGCCGCGGAGCAAAACGCCGGCCCCGTAATTGCTCGCGCCGTGCTGAGTGGTGAGGCGCAGTGTTTCGGGGTTTGTTTGGCGCAGGCCTAACGCGTTAATTGCCTCAATACCCGCGGGCGGGAAATAAAGTTTTATTTTCATTCGATAAATATGGGGGCCGCTTCCGCGGCCCCGGCCTTTTTTGTTAATCTTTGACCAAGTCGCCATAGGCGTGCGAGTATGTATTGCCGTTGCGGTCAATAACCGTTGGCGCGTACCCTTGCCGCACCAGTTTTTTAACCGCGCCCAAAGCGCCGCCGAATGTATTGTGACGGGTTGGCGTGGCGTTAAAGTAGGCTGGCAGAACAACAACATACTGAGTGGGCTTGCGGAGCAGCACGCACCGGCCATATTGGTCACTTGCCAAATCGTGAGCGCTGCCCGTGCCGCTCATTTTGCGCGTGATGATAAGTTGGTTGTTTTGGACGTTAAGCATTTTGATCTCCTGCACCAAGCTCTGCGGTGCGCCAGTTGAGTCACGTTGACCCAATGTGTGTACTATACGCACCCGCTTTTGGTTTGTCAACACCTTTTTGCAAAATAATCAAAATATTTTTATGTCTCGCCGATCCGGTGGCGGATCTTGTCAAAACCGCAACACGCGCAAAAAAAATCGAAACTAAAAACGTTTGAGAGTGTTGCGGATATTGACTAATATCCGTGGCATGGTGGTTATAGGACTAAGCAGCCATCGAACGAACGCAGAACACAACCGACGCGACGGAATCGCGGAACCGTAAAGGTGATGGAAATGGCGGCCACGTCAACCGTATTTAAAAAAGGCGAAAAAAAGCGCGGCCAAGGTCAGCGCGGCCCCGGTAGGGCTACTGTAAACGCGAGGGAAGCTATCGCGCGGCTGGTGGACGGCAACGCCGAACGGATGCAGCAGTGGCTGGATGACATCGCAGAGCAGGATGGCCCGTTAATGGCGTGGCGTTGTATGGCAGACGTTATCGAGTACCACGTACCAAAGCTGTCTCGCTCAGATGTGAACCTAAAGGCTACGGGCGAGTTCAAGCTAACGCTGAATAGTGATGACGCAGCATTGTGAGATTAACGGACAGGCAGCAAGCGGCGCAAAAGGTACTAGCCTCAAGCGCAACGCACGTAATGCTGTTTGGGGGAAGTCGAAGCGGTAAGACGTTCTTGCTAGTCCGCAATGTAGTGATGCGGGCGATCAAGGCTTCGCGCAGCCGCCATGCAATCTTGAGGTTCCGCTTTAACGCGGTCAAGGCCTCGATTGTGTTTGATACCTTCCCAAAGGTAATGCAGCTTTGCTTCCCGCAGATCAAGCACGAGCTGAATAAGACGGACTGGTTTGCTCAGTTTGAGAACGGCTCGCAGATATGGTTTGGTGGGCTGGATGACAAAGAGCGCACCGAGAAGATTTTGGGCCAAGAGTACGCAACCATCTATCTAAACGAATGCTCACAGATTCCGTGGGGATCGGTAGGCATTGCGGTTACTCGTTTGGCGCAGAAGGTTGAACAGACAATAGACGGTGTAACTAAGGTTATGGCGGTTCGCATGTATTACGATTGTAACCCGCCGTCTAAGGCTCACTGGTCGTACAAGCTGTTTCACGACAAAGCCGACCCTGAGACCGGGATAAAGAAAAACGACCCGCAGGAGTACAACTGGTTCCAGATCAACCCGCAGGACAACGCGGTCAACTTGACTAGCAACTACTTAGACACGCTTAAAAACCTGTCCGCGAGGTTGCAGAAGCGATTTTTAACGGGTGAGTTTGCAGACGCAACGCCGAACGCGCTATTCCATGACGAAACGATAGACAAGTGGCGCAACATTGACGGCGAACTGCCTGACTTTGTGCGGGTGGTCATAGCGGTTGACCCTAGCGGCGCAAGTGACACAGACAACGCAGATAACGACGCAATTGGTATTGCTGTGGCTGCGCTCGGTACGGATGGCAACGCCTACGTGCTGGAAGATTTGACGGTAAAGGCTGGCCCAGCCACATGGGGCAAGGTTGCAACTGACGCCTACGAACGGCACAAGGCTGATGTGATTGTGGGTGAAACGAACTACGGCGGCGAGATGGTGCGCTTTACGGTACAAGCAGCAAGGCCGAGAACCCATTTCAAAGCGGTCAATGCCACTAGAGGCAAGGTGGTACGAGCTGAACCAATAAGCGCTTTATACGAACAGGGTAAGGTGCGACACGCTGGCATCTTCCGTGAGTTGGAAGATGAGTTGTGCGCCTTCTCAACGAATGGCTACACGGGCGAACGCAGCCCTAATCGAGCAGACGCCGTTATTTGGGCGCTTACTGAATTGTTCCCTGGCATTGTTGCTGAGAAACGTAAACCAACAGACGAAAGAAAGCCCCGCCCACGAGTTAGTCACGGCTGGCTCGGCGCATAAACATGAGTAAAATTACAGACGTTAAAGGCAAATCCAAGGAAGACGACGACGCCGCATTCCTAGACGAAGCCCGCAAGCGGTTCAGGTTATGCGAGGCCGGCTGGAAAGATAACCGTCTGGCGGCGCTTGAGGATATGAAATTCCGGGCTGGCGACCAATGGCCGGAAAAAATCAAAGAGAGCCGCGAGAAATCGGGGCGTCCGTGTCTTGTGGTGGACAAGCTTAACCAATATGTGCGGCAAGTGGTTAATGATGGTCGTCAGAATCGCCCGATGGTCAAGGTTAGGCCGATTGATGACTACGCTGACGACGAAGTAGCAGAGGCGTTTCAGGGCATCATTCGGCATATCTGCGACCGTTCAAACGCTGACGAGGCGTTCGACACTGCGTTAGAACAAGCAGTTGTAGGCGGTTGGGGCTGGTTCCGTGTCGCGACTGACTACGCTCACGAAAACACGTTCAACCAAGAAATAGAAGTCATCCGCATCCCTAACCAGCTTGCGGTAGTCTGCGATCCGTTCACGCAAAAAGCAGACAAGAGCGACATGCGCTTTTGCTTCGTCGTTGATGAGATGGCAAAGGATGAGTTCAAAAAACAATATCCCGATGCCAAGTTCACCAATTGGGAATCAGACGGCAAGAACTACGGTGAGGATGGCTGGTTAACGGCTGAGTCTGTCCGCGTTGCTGAATACTGGCACGTCGTTGAGGAACCAACAAAACTACTCCTGTTGTCCGATGGTACTAGCGTACCGGAGTCGCAATATCTTGAGGCAGTAGCCGAACAAGTTACCGACCTACCGACTATCGTTGATGAGCGCGAAGTCACCACTAAAAAGGTCAAGTGGTGTCGTATGTCGGGCGCTGAGAAGCTAGAGGAAATCGAATGGGTTGGTAAGTACGTGCCTTTGGTGTTCGTCGGTGGTAACGAGTACAACGTAGACGGCAAGGTTATCTACTCCGGCCTGATTCGCTCCGCTAAAGACGCGATGCGCCTGTATAACTTCTCACGGTCCGCCTATGCTGAACGTGTGGCTCTGACGCCTAAGGCTCCGTGGGTGGCCGATGTTAAGGCTATTGAGGGATATGAAGGCGATTGGACAGACGCCAACGTAGAGAACCAATCTGTTCTACGGTACAACAGCACAGACGAAGCCGGGAACCAGCTTCCAATACCACAGCGCAACAATCCTAGCGACATTCCAGCGGGTTTTGCACAGGATATGCAACTGTCTGAGCATGACATTCAGGCAGCATTGGGGATGTATAACGCATCTCTCGGCGAAAAAAGCAACGAGAAGTCAGGTCGGGCGATTATGGCTCGCCAACGTGAAGGCGATACCGCAACCTTCCACTTTCAGGACAATCTATCTCGCGCTATTCGCTATCTTGGCCGTATTTTGGTTGACCTGATACCGAAGATTTACGACTCTCGGCGTGTTGTTCGCATCTTGGGTGAGGATGGCGAGTCGAAACCCGCTATCGTTGACCCGCAGATTTCAGGCGCAACAGAGAAGCAAGGGAACACTTACATATACAACCTAAACGCGGGCTTGTATGACGTGTCGGTAGCCGCTGGCCCTAACTACACGACCAAGCGCATGGAAGCAGCGGACGCCATGATGCAACTGGCGCAGGGGAACCCTAACCTGTTCCCGCTTATAGGCGATGTCATGGTAAGAAACATGGATTGGCCCGGTGCTGATGCCATTGCTGACCGTCTAAAGTTAATGCTACCGCCTGAAATCAAGCAAGCCGAAGAGAACGACGACGAATCACCAGAAGTTGTGGCTCTAAAGCAGCAAGCACAGCAAATGCTAGACCAAGCCACACAGCAGATTCAAGCCGCAGAGCAAGGCATTCAAGAACGCGACCAAGCTATTGCACAGCTTCAGCAGGAATTACAGCAAGCCAAGCAGACGAACGACCTGAAAGCGCAAGAGATACAAGTCAAGGTGTTTGAGGCTGAGACTGAGCGTATGCAAGTCGAGGCATCGTTGATGCAGCCCGTTGAACAAGGCGTACAGCAAGCCGCACGGCCAAGCCAGCCCGCAGCAATGGTCATGGTTGATGGCAGAGAGGAACTAATGGCCGCCGCTAGTGAGATGCAGTTGGCGAGCGCAAGCATACAAGAAGTCGCCCTGCAAGCCTCGCAAGTGACCGCACAAAGCGCACAAGCGTTAGCTGAAGCCCTGCAAATGATGGCGCAAGGCCAAGCGATGCTGGCTGAAGCGATTGCTACACCTAAGCCGTCGCTATTTGAAATGTAAAGGACAAAGCATGCCCGGAATTAAGAACACACAATACAACTGCGGCTATCAGCAAATTGCAGCGTCTACCCTCGCAACTTCAACCGCGCTGACCATCCCAACAGTGCCAGGCAACGGTGAGCAGTCTGCCCGCTACGCCGTGATCCAATGCGAAGGTGGTGAGGTTCGCTGGCGTGATGACGGCACAGCACCGACGTCCACGGTCGGATTTTTGTTAGCCCGCTACCCTGACCAACTTGTCTATGATGGCGACCTAACCGCTCTGAGATTTATCCGCACATCCGCATCATCGATTCTGAATGTCTCGTATTACTTCTAAGCAGTAAAGGCACTAGCGCCCAGCTAGGATTCCTAAAAGGAACTGTAAATGTCTGATGTATTTGACGGCGCAATTGCGCCCGTAGAAACGCCGGTAGCTACACCGGAACCCGTAGCGCCAACTCAGGAAACCACGGCGGCTCCTGAAGTTACAGAAACGCCGGAAGCCCATGAAAAGATGCTATCTCAATCTGAGGTAGACAAGATCGTTCAGAAACGGCTCGCAAAAGAATCTCGACGGTTCGAGCGAGAGGCTAACGAACGCGCACAACTGATGGCACGGGCACTTGCTGCCGAACGTCAGTTAGAAGTGACGCAACCAAAGCCACAAGCCGCACCGGATGGGAAACCTAACCTGTCTCAGTTTCAAGATTACGAAAGCTACACCGAAGCCCTAACCGATTGGAAAACCAATCAAGCTATCGAGAGGCGTTTTGCCAACGAGAATCAAAGACTGCTGCAGTTTCAAGAACAGCAGTTAAACGCCAAACGTGCTGAAGCATTGCGCCCCAAGATTGATGAGGCCATTAGCAAGTATGACGATTGGGCTGAAGTTGCGACTACCTTTGCCATGCCTCAGATGATGGAAGAGGCGGTTTTGGAGTCGCCATTGGTGGCTGAAGTTGCCTATTTCCTCGGGCAAAACCCGAACGAAGTAAACCGCATCGCAAGGCTGTCACCAGCCGCGCAAGTTCGTGAGATTGCCAAGATTGAGACAAAGTTAAGTGCGCCCGTCACACCAACCAACGCACCACCGCCCATTAAACCCAATGGCACAAAGGCAACTGTCAAGACAGACACCTTTAATCTGCCGTGGGATCAGTTTGTTGCTAATCGACGCAAAGAGATGGCGCGGTTTAAGTAACCTCTAAACCAAAGGAAAAGAAATGAGTAATACATTAAGCACCATTGATATGGTGGCCAAAGAGGCGCTGCGTATCGCGCACGAAAAGGCCACCTTCGTGGGTACAACTACCCGCAGCTACGACGATTCTTACGCCAAAACAGGCGCAAAGATCGGCGACACACTCCGTTTGCGTAATCCTAACCAGTACACGGTAACAACTGCTTCGCGTGTTATGGACGCGCAAGACCAGGAAGAAACCACGCAATCGTTGACCGTTGCGTCTCAGTACCACGTTGACATGCGTTTCAATTCGACCGAACTTGCTTTGTCTATCGACGAACTGAGCAAGCGTTACATTGAACCCGCTATGTCTGTCTTGACCTCACGTATTGACGGTGATTGTCTGTTGGCCGCTACCCAAGCCACCTACAACGTCGCTGGTACAGCAGGCACGGCAGTCGGCACGGTGACTTCTGGCTTCTCAGACACCTCCGCTATCGGTATTGCCCGCGCTCGTTTGAATCAGGGCTTGGCTCCGAAAGACGGCAACCGCTTCTTGCAGTTGGATTCCGGCACGATGGCATCCCTGACCAACGGTATCAAGCCACTGTTTAGCCCACAAGGTACAGTGGAGGAGGCATTCCGCGAGGGTTACATTGGCAAGAATCAGATGGCGACCTTTTACGAGAATGACCGCACCTACACGCATACCACGGGTTCGGACGTTACCGTTAACACATCGGCCTCGGCTGCAGTGACCAACGGTGGTACAAACATCACGATGAACTCGACGGACGGCAACATTAACAAAGGCGACGTATTCACCGTTGCTGGCGTGTTTGCTTGCCACCCTGAGACAAAGCAGTCTCTCGGGTACTTGCAGCAGTTTGTTGCGACCGCCGCGTCTACTGGTGCTGTTGCTGTTTCGCCGCCTACTTTCTTGTCCGGTGCGAAGCAAAACGTCTGCTCCTCGGCAGGTGCTGTCTTGGCAACTACCGACTTCAACAGCAAGGCAATGACCTTCGTAGGGACGGCAAGCACCGCCTACCGTCAAAACCTCATGTACCACAAAGAAGCGTTTGCTTTTGTTACAGCTGATTTGCCGCTGATGGACGACGCGATCAAGTGTACCCGCATGAATCAAGACGGTCTCTCGCTGCGTGTGTGGCAAGCCTCGGATATTCGCAACGACGAAATGTTGATGCGTATTGACATCTTGTGGGGCTTCCTCGCAATGCGTCCGGCTTGGGCTTCGCGTATCACGAACTAATCACGGGGGCTTCGGCCCCTGTTTTCCACCTTTTAGGAGCAAATCATGGCAATTGCAACATCTTTTGAATCGTTGGGCTATAACAGCCCGGACGGTATGCAAATGGGCATCAGTTCAACCGACAAAATTGCGTTTTTTGGGACAACCCCCGTTACGCAACGCGCCGGAGCATCACAAGCAACTTCCGTTATTGGCACGGCATCCACTACCGCCCTGTCAACAGCGCAGATGGCATATCTGATCGAAATTGGTAACACACTGCAAGCGCTTGGACTTTGGAAAGGCGCGGCTTGAGGGTTGCTCTATGCAGCCCTACTAGGGATAGACCGAATCCAGCCAATTTAGCGGCTTGGGAACGGTCTGTTCCTGCTCTTGACGCGGCGGGGTGGGAGCACTCCGCTGTGTGGGAGATTGGTTGCCCTTACATTTCGGGGGCAAGGGCTACGGCTCTGGGTAAGTGTTTGAAATGGGGCGCTACGCACGTTGTCTTTATTGATGACGATATGTCGTGGGAACCCGAAGATTTAATTACCATTCTCGAAACAGAGGGCGACGTTGTAGCGGGGAATTATCGCTACAAAACACACGACGAAGTGCGCTTTATGGGCATACCGTTACTTGGCCCCAATAAACGCCCGATGGTGCGTGAGGATGGCTGCGTAGACATGCTCGCTGTCCCTGCCGGCTTCCTTCGTGTGTCAAGATTGGCAATTGCTCAGTTTCTTGTGGCATACCCTGAACTGCGTCTAGGCGATGAGGGGAACGTGGATTTATTCAACCACGGCGCACATAACGGCATTTGGTACGGTGAAGACTTTGCCTTTAGTCGCCGTTGGCATGAGATGGGTAACACGATTTGGTGTCCGCCCCGCTTGAATCTTGTTCACAACGGATCGAAGGGCGAGACCTACGGCGGCACGTATCACGACTACCTCGTTAACTACAAACCATGAGATAAACAATGATTCTCAGATTGATTCACGAAGAAAACGGGGCAACCCATGTCTACGACTACACGCAGCTTAACTTGCATTTAGAGCGCGACTGGAAAGTAGACCCCAATTCGCCTGAGAACGCTTGGTATTTGCCGAAACCCACCCAAGCCCCTAAACGCGGGCGTCCGTTCAAGAAATAATGGCTACTTCAACCACTCTGATCGACCGTGCGTTACGTCTTTTAGTCCAGACCAACGCCGGCGAAGCGCCCACCACACAAGAGCGCACTGACGCCCTAGAAGCGTTGAACGCCATGTTGGATTCTTGGCGCAATGAACGGCTGATGTGCTACGCGACTCGCACGGAAAACTTAACGCTAGTCGCCAATCAGTCAAGCTACACCATTGGCCCTGCGGGGAATTTGGCCACAACACGGCCAGTCGAAATACTAGACGCATACGTGCTGAACAACGGCTATTCGTATGACGTCCGGATGCTTAACCAGCTCGAGTACGCGGCCATTTGTGCCAAGGCTTCGTCATCGACATGGCCGGAATTTGCCTACTATCAGCCGTCAATGCCAACTGGCACAATATACGTCTATCCCGTACCCACAACTGGCTCTACGCTTGTTCTGCTGACTCGTACACCTGTTTTAGCCTTCGCGCTTGGGGATACCGTGACGCTTCCTCCCGGATGGGAGGATGCGCTGGCGTACAACCTTGCTATCCGTCTTGCCCCTGAATTTCAGGCGACAGTAACGCCCGATTTAATGCAAATTGCAAAAGAGACAAAAAACAATATCAAGCGCATGAACTCGCAAGCAATTAAAGCCTACACCGAATTGCCAATTTTAATTGGCGTGTATCGTTCTAACATCATTACCGACGAACCGTGAGAACGCCTTTAGCAACATCTATCCAGTCTGAAGACGGCACATTAGCTAAAGGTGGCCGCGTTCAAAATGGACTGGTTGAGGCTATTGGTGAGTTTTCGGTAGTTCGTAAGCGTCCGGGCTTGGCGATTGGCTCGCTGATTCGCGTTGGTGTGGCGCAGTTGTTGTATTGGTGGTCGGGCGTACTTAATAGCGTGATTGGGGACATATTCAACCAAGGCGCGGCTCCCACTTCATACCCGTTAGCCACGCTAAACCCCTCAGACAAGGCTGCGACGATTACGCTTTCTGGCAACAACCTTACGGCATCCGTTTTGACTAGCGGCTCAGTCAGGGCAACGCAGGGCATCACAACCGGACAATGGTACTTTGAGGCAAAGTTTACCACGCTATCCAACATCAACGATGTGATATGCGTAGGCGTTGCAAATTCTTCGTTTGATTTAACAAATTACGCCTTCCAAAGCCCCGACGCGATTGGCTACCAGCTAAGGACTAGCTTTAACGATAGCAGGATAAATTACAACAGCACTTTCCTTGCTAGTGGTTCGGTGTTTGCTTCTGGCACTACAATCGCGGGCTTGCTGATTAACGCTGACGCTAGAACGATTAAGTTTTATCGTGATGGCGTTTTGGTTTACACCGCTTCGGGTTCTAACGTACCAACAGGCGCATTGTTCCCCACGCTGTCAATATCAGCAACGGGCATTGCTTCAACGATGGTTATGAATTTTGGCGCAACCGCGTTTTCTTACACGCCCGCCTTAACTTCTGCCAACCTCTCCCCGACTAACGCTGGCTTACAATTCACCGCGCAAGATTCAGGAAGCAACGCTGCGTCCTCGTTGCTGATGATTAAGAACGCATCACAGGCGTGGACAGTTACTCCTGCTGGTGTGGTTACACAAATCACCGATGTTGACTATCCGGGCACGTACACGGTCACGGCAACAAGCCTTACACGCGTAGGAACGGTGGCGACGGTTACACTGCCGATTGATGCTAACTTTCAGGTCGGGTCAACAGTTACGATAGCGGGGGCGACTCCGAGCGCGTACAACGGCGCGCAGACGGTTACAAGCGTAACTTCGTCAACTGTGATTTCTAGTAATCCGATTCTGCTTTCCATTACACGATCAAGCACAACCGCAACAGCAACCGCCACAAACAGTCCACACGGCTACAAAAACGGGGATAGCGTAAAAATTATTGGCGCAAGCCAGCCGGAATATAACGGCACTTTTACCATTGCCTATATTAGCGCAACGCAGTTTAGTTACACCGTAACCACTAGCACATCTGTCTCAACCTCTGAGACCTTTAATTCCGTAACAAGCCCCGCGACGGGTTTGCCGAAACTGGCTAATCGTTTTTATTCTGCTGGGTCGGCTGTAACTTTTTCATCAAGTCCTGGCCTAGACGACCAAACTAGAATTTACTGTACAGACCCGCGCTTTCCTTGGCTGCCAGTCATTGGGGAAACGGTAAGAATTAACTTTTTCAATCTTGGCAATTCAACTTTTACAGTTACCGATGTAAATGAGACGGAAAGATATTTCCAATTTAACAACGGCCTTTACCCAAGCCCCGACGCTTACATTCAATACTATGGTTCGTTTAATACTTATCAGGCAGACGCAAGTTCAGTTTCAATATCGTCAATCACATCATTTGGCAGTACGGCAACCGTAACAACATCGGGGGCGCACGGCAGGGTTAACAATGAAATCGTAGTCATAAGCGGGTGTACTCAAGAGGCGTACAACGGCGCATTCGCTTGCACCGTTATTAACAGCACTTCGTTTTCGTACACCCTTGCTAACGGCGCGACCGCGACCTCAACAACAACAACAACTAACCCAATAACACCAGCGACGGGAACCATTCAGTCAGTTTTAGCTGGCACTCCAATAGGCGCATCGTTTACCTTTACCATTGCGGGAAGCCCTACGACCCCAGCTACCGGAACAATAACCGCCGCAGGCGGGAGAAACACTGTCCCCGGCATTGCGTACCTAAACGGCTATTTCTGCGTGATGGACGTTAACGGCGTGATTTACAACTCGGAGGAAGATAACCCCGCAAGCTGGACGGCGCTGGAATATGTGGCCGCCCAAGCGGAAAACGGCGCGGGCAAGGCGATAGCGAAGTCTCTAAATTACCTTGTTGCATTCAAAGAGTGGTCAACAGAGTTTTTCTACGATGCAAAGAATGAACCGCCCGGTTCCCCATTCTCTCCGGTCGATAACGGGTTCACGCAGGTTGGCTGCGCTTCTGGCGACTCACTAGCAGAAGTTGACGGCGCGTTAATGTGGATTGCACAAGTCAGACAGCGTGGCCGTTCTGTATATGTGATGCGCGGTACAGACCAACAAAAAGTATCAACGCCGGATATTGAACGGATATTGAACCTTTCGACATTGGCGTCCGTTTTTGCGTACGGTTTGAAAGTTGACGGGCACACGCTGTACGTGCTGACTCTTGTGGACTTGAACGTAACGCTAGTCTATGACGCACAAAGTGGGACTTGGGTGCAATGGTCAACACTCACTGCGGCGGCATCGGTAAACGTCTCTAGTATCACGCGGGTGGGAACAACGGCTACGGTTACAACGGGAACCGCGCATGGTTTAAGTGACGGCGATCCGGTGACTATCGCAGGGGCGTCACAGTCGGACTATAACGGGACATTTCAAATCAGTTATGTGTCCACCACTGTCTTTACGATTGAAGTTGCTAACAGCCCCGTGACTCCGGCGACCGGAACGATTACGGCAGTGCCGTACACGGAAAGCTACTTTAAGTTGACCAAGTACGCGAACGCGGGCGGGACTAATACGTTCCTGCATGAGTCGAACGGCTACACGTCAACGATGAGTAGTTCTGTGTATCAGGACAACTCCGCGCCGATTAACTTCACCATGCGGACGGCAAGGCTTGATGGTGGAAGCCTAAACCGTAAACAGCTAGGTCAGTTGTGTTTAGTCGGTGAAACTACGGGTGATACGGTGATGATTCGGTTTAGTGACGATGACTACACCACGAATTCGATTTACCGCAGATTAAGCATCGCAACAGAACGCCCCGCCCTTCGTCGGCTTGGGGCTTTTCGTCGTAGGTCATTTGAAGTCAAACACACGGGAAACACCGACCCACGTTTAGAAGCAATGGAGATAGGCCAATGAACGCGCTCGCGCAATATTTATCAATGTCATCTTACAAGCCGATTACTTCCGCGTGGGGTGGCTTTAATTCTGGTTCTGTTCCCGTCTTTAACAGCGCGGGGCCGGAGTTTTACCGAGATTCCGAGTTAGACAGGGCAAATTTGTTGCGCAGCCGAGACATCGAGGCGGAGGATAGGCGCTCAATGATTGAGGCTCGTAATCGCTTTTCTCAGTCGTTTGGACAAATGCCAAATTTCTACGGCGAAGGCCCACGGATGCCGGAATATCAACAGCAGCCAATGTATCAATTTGGCGGGTTTAATCAACAACGGCAAATGCAGCCAATGGGTGATAACAACGCTTCCGCGTTTAATGCTCTTGCGGCTCTTGCTCGCCAGGGTTCGTAATGGAAGCCCGTAACCGTCTCGCAGCACTTCTCAACGACCCGTCTAGTTTTGAGAACGACCCGTCATACCAGTTTGCCCGCGATCAAGGGCTATCTGCTACGGCTCGGTCTAACTCTGCACAACGCGGCTCCGGCAACGCTCTTGCGGCTTTGGCTCGGTATGGTTCAGGACTCGCCACGCAGGGCTATAACCAACGTGTAGACAGCCTTGGGCGTATTGCGGGACAAGATCAGCAGTACGACTTAGGCCAACAGCAGAACGCGAACACTCGCATTCGTAACGCTAATGATTTCACGCTAGGCCAAGCGCAAAACGAGAACACCCGCACACGTAACGCTAATGATTTCACGCTAGGCCAAGCGCAAAACGAGAACACCCGCACACGTAACGCTAACGACTTTACAATGGGTACGCAGAGAAACCAGTTTGACTACTCTCTAGGCTCCCAGCGCAACGCGAACGACTTTACAATGGGTACGCAGAGAAACCAGTTTGACTACTCTCTAGGCTCCCAGCGCAACGCGAACGACTTTACAATCGGAACACAGCGCAACCAAAATGACCGCGAGAACAATCTGTTTAACTACGACTTGGGTATGGGTAGCAATTACAACCAATTCCTGAACAATCAGAACCAGTACAACTTAGGCTTGCAGCGTAACGCTACAGACGCTTACGGCGCACAGACGCAGCGCGGCTCGACTAACGCTAACAACTACTTTAACCAACAGCGTAATGCGCTGTCCTTTATGGGGCGTACTTGAAGGCACTACAGCAAGCCGCAAATTTGTCAGGCTTACGTTAAGGGATTGTGATGGGATTGTTAGACGCTTTCGGCTCCTCGTCATTCTGGACGGAGGACGTACCTAACTCGGCTAAAGGCTTGCTGTCGTTTAAGCCCGATACCCGCAATGTGTTAACCCGTGTGCTGATGGAATACGCTAAAGATACGCCCAACCGTGTGCGCGAGAATATCGCCACTAACTTCCCCGACCCTAATCTACTAACCCCGCAGGGCATGAAAACGCCGCAGGGACAACAAGCGAGAAACGCCCTTGCCGATGTGCTAATGGGATTTGCGGGAACGACTACGCCCGTTAGAGGGCTGATGGCCAGAATAACCAAGGAATTGCCTGTTGGGATGAGTATTAAAAGCATCGACGAATTAGCAGCAAAATATCCAGATGTGAAAATTGATGCTTTTGTTACTAAAGACGATTTAAATTTAAGTCGGATTGTTGTCCCAAAAGAGATGAGAAACCAAGGACTTGGGACTCAAGTTATGAATGATTTATCTGAATATGCAGATAACATTGGGAAAAGAATAACGCTAACACCGTCAAGTGATTTTGGTGGAAATGTCAAAAGGTTAAAAGAATTTTATAAAGACTTTGGATTTGTTGAAAACAAAGGAAAGAATAAGGATTTTTCTATTAGCGAAACAATGTATAGGGAGCCAAAGCCTCAAGCCATGATTCCGCAAGGACAACAAGCGAGAAACGCCCTTGCTGATGTGATGATGGGAGTTGCGGGGACTACTAAACCGATAAAAGCGGCGGGGGGATTGCTTGGCGATCTTAATCAATTTAGGCAAGTGGATATGTTTGGCAATGGCTCAAGAGTGCAATATTTTGACGATGCCAAAAACTTGTACTACGAAAGTCAAAAATACCCATCGGGTCGCGTGGGGTGGAAAGCTGGTGAGGTTGTGGACGGAAACACTAACTGGCTTTCTGATAAAGAATTTTCCTCTATGGCAGAAGCGGCAGCCTCGGTTCGCGGACAAAGAATTTCCAATAGCCTGAACGAAAGAAATGCGTCGCTATACGGAGATATACCTAAATTATGGGATGCAGACGCCAAGAAAGTGGCAAAGGGCCTAATTGACGCGGGAGTTCCGATAGAGAGGTTCTCTCAGTCTACGCAATCCCCGTCCAAATACATTTATCTTCAAGACGGCAGAAAGGTTCGCGTTTCTAATCACGACTTGCCATTAGGGTATGAGCAGCCAGACTACAACTTTATGTCTGGCGAAAACGTTGCGAACTTTGTAAAAAAGATAACCGCCCCATAACAGCGCCGATTTAATCGAAGCGCCTAGCTTGGCTAGACATTAGAGCGACCGTGAGAGCCGTTTCCGGGGCGGTGGAACTAATGCAGATGATGGGGCGGCAAGTAATGGTCACACAAGCAGCAAAAAAAGTCAACTCAACTCAAGGATTCGAAATGACAACCATCGTTGCTTGCGCTTTACAACACGGCCAGATTTACAACACGCCACGCGGTCGGGCGGTGTGGACTGGCGACAGATTTGAGGTGGTCTAATGGCATACATGCGAGGCAATACGTTGCGTGAGTTCTTGGCGCAAAACGGTATTGATGAATCTGAATTGAGCCAAGTTGCGCTTCAGGTCGGCAATCAAGGTGTGCGCCCTGTGACTGGCCCGCAGATTTCCGCAGAAGAGTTTTTGCGCGGCCAAGAGGAAGGTAGATACGCGACTGGTAACCCATTTCAAGTTGACCCAAGCAAACAAGGCTACGGCGCTTTGTTTGACGAGAACACGGGAAAGTTTCGCTCTGGTGGTTACGTGCGCGACGAGTCAACCGGACAAACGACAACTTTTCTGCAACCGCAGCGGCCTCGTGGTGTGCGGACGTTCGGCGTAGACTTACAAGCGGGCGCGATTAAGGACATGGGCGCGGCTCCGATTGATGGCGATCCTATCGACTATTCATACGGCGACGGTGGCAGACAAGGCGTGAAAAGGGTCGTCGTTCCCGGTCTAGGCGAGGGCGTGATGGGTAAAGACGGCTTTGTATATGGTCGCGATAACGCTGGCAATCCTATTTGGCGGGCGCAAGCGTTTAGCCAACAGCAGGAAATGGCGAACTACGATCAGGATTTGAAGCGGCAGAAGATGGAAGCCGAAATCGGCAAGCTGCGCGGCGAGGGTATGCAAACACGGGAAAAGCCAGCACCAACGGGTTATCGCTGGACGCAAGACGGATCACGTTTAGAGCCAATCCCTGGCGGCCCCGCTGCTGAAGGCAAAGCCCTTACGGACGCACAATCTAAGGCGCTGCTGTTCGGCAATCGTATGGGAGCGGCAGAACAGATTTTTGGCGAACTCGCAAAAGACGGCGTAAACGCATCCGTTCCCGGTTCCCGCGCCCCGTTTATTGGCGGGGTTATCAATGCGCTCCAACCTGAAAGCAGACAACGCCTAGACCAAGCCAAGCGAGACTTTATCAATGCGGTGCTGCGTCGTGAGTCGGGCGCGGTTATCACGGAAGCTGAATTTGCCAACGCTGAACAGCAATATTTTCCGCAGATTGGCGACGGCGAAAAGGTTATTGAACAGAAGCGCAAAGCCCGTGAACTTGCACAGCGCTCGATTGAGATTGAAGTGCCTGAAACACAACGGGGCAAAGGGCGCGAGCCAACGCAAGGCGGGCTTCCTCCCAAGTCACAATTACAACGCGGCCAGATTTACAACACGCCACGCGGTCGGGCAATGTGGACTGGCGACAGATTTGAGGCGGTCTAATGGCGTCATTTTCTTATGAGGAAGCATTTGCCCCGACGGGTACAAGTAAATCATTCTCGTATGAGGATGCTTTGGGGGACGCAAAGCCTACTCCGGCTAAGATTGGTCGTGAGGGGTTTAAGGACATTCTCAAAAAAGAGTTAGCGGACGCTAACCCGTTCACTCGTAACATCGCAGGTGCGGGTACGGCTCTTTCCAATCTCTACGAGGGCGCAAAACAATTTGTAGGCGCTGGCGATCAGAGCCGCATTGAGGAAAACAAGATTATTGAACAAGCGGCTCCCGTTGGCGCGTTCCTCGGTAACGCTGCGCTTGCTGCCGTTCCCTTTGCTGCTGTTGGCAATAGCCTAAAAGCGGCTGGTGCGGTGGGTGCTGGATTTGGTGCGCTAAACCCAGTCGAAGGCGAACAGACGCTAGGCAACATCGTACAAGGCAAGCTGCAAAACGCGGCTATTGGCGGTGCGCTCGGTGCGGGCGGTCAAGCATTAGCGAACAAGGCGGGCAACTACTTTGCTGGCAAGATTGCAAACCGGGCAGATGAGGCAGTAAGGAACGCCCCGATTGATAAGACATTGCAAGACGCAATTGACGTGGGGCTAGTCGTTCCTCTATCCGCTGCAAAGCCTACGCGGTTCAATAACCTACTGGATAGCATTGGTGGCAAAGCACTAACCTCGCAAGAGTTTTCCAACAAGAACGCCGGAATTATTGACGCGCTCGCCCGGAAGTCAGTAGGGCTTGGCGAGAATGTGCCTTTGACTGGTGACGCTATGCGCTCGGTACGTCAAGCGGCTTTTGACCGTGGTTATAAACCGTTGCAGGAAATTGGTGATGTTCCGGTAGATACCGCATACGCTTCTGCGCTTGATAAGATTGCAGCCAAATACACTGGCCCTGCAAAATCATTCCCTGGCGCAATTGATTCTGAAGTTCCGGCGCTGGCTGAGTCTTTCAAAGTGGCAAACTTTGACGCGGGCGAAGGCTTGCAAGCCATTCAATTTTTGCGAGACAAAGCAAGCGAAGCGTTCCGCAAGGGTGATGCCTCAGTCGGCAAAGCTAGTAAGGAAATTGCCAACGCACTGGAGGATCAATTAGAACGCCGATTAGAGTCCGCAGGGCAAAATGGCGCTGTGCTGTTAAAACAGTTCCGTGACGCCCGTAAGTTGATGGCTAAAGCGCACACGGTAGAAGATGCGATTGTAGAAGGCGGCGGTTCGATCAACGCTAAAAAACTCGGCAGCATCGCGCAGAGCAAACTCGGCAGACTGTCCGATGAGTTGGCAATAATTGGTAACTTTGCCAACAACTTCCCAAGTGCTGTAAAACCCGCACAACAGATTCAGGGGCCTGGCGTGAGTGCGCTCAATTTCCTGTCCGGTGGTGGCTTTGGTGCTGTCGGCGGGATGGCTGGCGGGCCTGTTGGTGCGGCTTTGGGTGTGGCTGCGCCGTTCGTTGTTCGCCCTATGGCTCGTTCGTTGGCAATGTCACGCGGTATGCAAAACGCACTAGCCCAACGGAGGCTAGGACTGTCTGCGCCGGAGGCGAGCGTTAACGCACTCGCTCGCTATCTTCCCGTTGGCGGCACTGTATTGGGACTTGACACGTTCGGCCAATAGCTGACGTTTGAACCACGAATCGGGCATATATCGGGCTATTGCTAGGCGAGTGGCTAGACCGATTACACCGAAAAGAATGAACGCAAATAGCGGCCCGAAAAAGATTCCCCAGTAACTCATAGGCTAAGTATATGGCAAAATTGCAACCGCCGCCCGCTACCGGGAACGACGGCTTTGACCGCTGGCTGCGACTGTTTGTGGCTGCTGCTTTGGTTCCGACAGATATTCGTGTTGATAACAGTCGTAGCGCCCGTGAAATTGCAGTTACAGAGACCACAGATCATACGCTATTGCAAAACTTGAATAGCGACAGCTACACGCATTTAACGGCTGCACAAGCTCAAAGGCTGACCAGTAACGCATCGACTGTTCTGCATTTTCATAACGCAGACCGTGATAGAACTAATCACACGGGAACGCAGACTAGCGACACAATTAGCGATTTTGCTTCAGCAGTACAGGCTAACTCCACCAACAACGCCGGATTCTTTCTGGCATTTGCAGCGGCTAACGGATGATTCGACTAGACACCACCACGCGGACGTTGCAAGCCCTGCTATCAGGAGCGATAACGACCAACCAGCTAAATGTCACAACGTCTTATTCTGACGCGAGTTCTAGCAGCTTCACGGGCGCTACGACTGTTATCAACACGAATAACACTACGGCGGTTACTTTGGCTGCGGCTCCGTCTGCGGGGTTGGTACGCACTATTGACTCGGTGACGGTTTACAACGCTGACACAGTTGCAGCGACGGTTACGGTTCGTTTCAACGACAACGGCACAGTTTACCCGCTAGTTCGTACCACACTGCTAACAGGTGAGACGCTAGGCTATACGCACGGCTTTGGGTGGTTCTCGCTCGATGTGAACGGGAACCGCAAACAAGTCACAGCTTCCATTTTCTCGGCAGTTACCACTGGTGCGCTGTCTGTTGGGTATATCACCAATACAGCAGCGACTTACGCATGGACAGCAAGTGACCACACGGTAAGACAGACAACGATTGCATCGGTTCACACGCTCCCGTCTGCTTCTGCCAATCCCAACAGGAAAATCCGCGTAGGCACTGAATTTGCCGGAACGGTAACTAGCGCATCTTCCAACGTCGTGCCTTTGGCGGGTGGTGCAGCGGGTACGGCTATCTTGTCTGCTGTGGCGGGGCGGTGGGCTGACCTTCAATCAAACGGAACCAACTGGATTATTACGGCGGCTAACTAATGAACAGATCACGCATCTCTCGCGCTATTTGCAACACCGGAGTTATCGGTTCGCATTACCTCTACGCGGCAGCGATACTCGATCAGCTTTCAGCGCCGTCCGCAGCCGCCTACAGCTTGCGTAAACTACGCAATGCGTACACGGGCAACGCCATTCGGGTGCGCCGGTCGAGCGACAATGCCGAAGCGGACATTGGTTTTACGGCAAACGGTGATTTAGACACAACGGCGTTACTGGCGCACGTCGGATCGCAGAACCTTCTGCTGCGATCCCAGGAGTTTGAAAACGCGGCGTGGGAGGGGCTGGCAGGGTCAGCCGAAACCATTGCCGCAAACTCGGAAATAGCCCCCGATGGCACACTGACCGCAGAGAGATGCACAGTGCTGTCATCAACGTCTGGCAGATATCAAACCCTCACGCTCGCTGCGGCGGGGCAGATCACATGCTCGCTCTTTATCAAAGCCGGTTCAACTGGCACTTGGGCGCGTATCGGGTTTTTTGATACGGCAGTCGTCACCAACCAAGCCCGCTGCTGGGTGAATATGCTAACCGGCGCGATTGGCACTGTTTCGACAGTAGGCTCTGGCTGGAGTAATGCAACGGCAAGTTCAACGCCTGTTGGCAATGGTTGGTATCGTATATCGCTCACCGCGACGTCAACGGCTACGGCAATATCTGTGATCAATACAGCCGCCGATGCGGATAATAGCACCAGCAGAACTATCGGACAAAACCGCATTATCTGGGGCGCGCAACTGAATACGGGTGCGACCGCACAGCCGTATTACGCAACAACGAACGTAGTCCGCACAACAGGCGACGGCTTTGTTACCACTTGGTATGACCAATCAGGCAATGGGCGCAATGCCACGCAGACCACGGCAGGACAGCAGCCGCGCATTGTTAGCAATGGTGTACTTGATATTTCCAACGGCAAACCCGCTATCAGATTTAACGGGTCAAATACGTTTTTCAGTGGTGTATCCCTTCCACTTTCTCAGCTTACCTTGTCATCTGTGTTGAATGACGTAACACAAGCAGGAGATATTCGCTATTCTATTGGGACGGGCAGCGGCCTCCTAGGAAGGGGAATATTCAGCAGCTTTCAGTTCAGCTCAAACAAATCATTGGGATACATTCCAGACGCAGGGGTTCCGGTAGTGCAGACAGGCTTCTTACCAACAATAGGACAGTCTTATGTTGTGAGCTTAACCACGACTGCGACAGCATCAAGCATTTGGGCAAACGGTGGCAATAATGCAACAGGTGGAATAATGACCCTGAACCAGCTTTTTATTGGTCAACGCGGTGACAATTTTTGGTATTACGATGGGTATAACTCAGAAACTATCGTATTCCCATCGGCACTCTCCACCACCGACCGCCAAACGCTTGAGCGTAATCAGGGCGGTTACTATACAATTTCAGTATCATGACTCAAAAATAAGGGACAGACATGAATAAATTTTTTATTACTACACCGGAAATTGCGAGTGCGCTTGAGATGGCGACTGGCATCAGCGCGGAGAAAGCTCGTCAGCAGGGGTGTGAAGGCGTCACCTCATTTTGGTGGAGTGTTGTACGGCATCCGGACGGAGAGCAGGCCGCGCTGGAAATACATGACGCGCCGGAGGCAAGCGATATTGAAATCGGCGACCAATCGGCAGCGCCGAACATCGTGTATCAAAACGGCGACCTCGTTATCACGACCGACGATTTAGTCGACGAGCTGCCGGCGGATTGGCATACGGTTGATCCTAGTGCAGATGCACCATAGGACGCCTCCCGCATGATTGAAATTAAAACTACCGGACTGGCGTCACGGTGGCAGACGGTCATCGCGCCATCGTTTATAGCGATGGAACAAAAATTGTTCGCGTGACGGCTGATGTATAGTTATAATTGTTTGAGTTTTTTTTAATAGGGGACACGCATGGACGGATTTTATTTAATTGCAGTTTTGCTAATCACGATCATTATTTTGGCGGTGATTTTTTTTGCTGATCGCGAAGACAAAAAAACTACGCTTAAAGGTGGGCCGGGCGAGGGCCCCGGCGGGCACCCGTTGAGCGGTCGTCAAACTGACATTACTCCCGGTGGCCCCGGCGAGGGGCCCGGCGGCCATCCGTTGAGCGGTCGTCAAACTAACATTACTCGCGGCGGCCCGGGCGAAGGCCCCGGCGGGCACCCTTGAAAAGTGTCGCAGCCGCGCTTGCTATAGGCGCGGTTTTTTTTAATTTTTCAGCGGAATGGGCGCTGCCAGGATTCAGCCCGTATGCAACTTGGTACATCCAGCAGAGCATTTGGGTAGCCATTTTGTGTGTGGTGGTGCGTTTGCTTATTGACTCATACCCGCGATCCGCCGTGTGGGCGCTCGCGGCGACGGCGTGCTTTGTAGGCGCGTCTGAGGGGTTACAAAACGCGACATGCAGGCTGCTTGTCAACAATAGCAGCAGCATACCGCGTGGCACGACCGTATGCGATTATGTGACCGGACTACCCATGCAGGCGACGTCGGTCACGCTGTACCTATTATTCTTTTTGTGGAGCGTCTACAAATGCAGACCGAGCCGCAGGATTTTATAACCGTCGTCGTTGCCATATTGGCGCTGGTGACGAGTAAGGAACTGGCCGGGCTTGTCGGCCCATACGCCGGGATCGCGGCCTGCGCGTGCGCTGGCGCAGCCGTCTCTCTGTCCGGCAATGACGAGTCGATGACGGTGCCTCAGGCGCTTGGCTATGTGTTGTTGCGCGTCTTGCTCGCGACCATCCTCACGGTAGGACTCGCCGAGCTATTGCAGCACGTCATGCCGGCCATTAAACCGCGCTATTCGCTCATTCCGCTGGCGTTCGGTATCGGTTGGATTCGGGACTACTCTAGCCTGCGTTCGTGGCTCGGCGACACCATACAAACCATAATCTCACGCCGGGTGGATCGACCATGACTCAGGAGCTGCTCACTGCGGTCAATTTTTTTATATGCTCCCTCGGCGGATTTTGTTGTATTTGCCGCTTGCGAATTATGGGCACGTCAACAAAAAAACCAATCCGATTTCAATACGCGATATGGTTTGCGGTGTTTTTTTATTCGGCCTTTAGTTGGACGTATGGCGACCACCCAACCGGGATCCAAATCGTGCTAGGCGCTGCTGTGCTCGCGCATATTTTGCTTGGGTTTAGCGCGTGGCGCGACGGCCTGCCCAAGTATGCAAAAAAAGAGGAGTTGAAATGGAATTAGAATTAAGACGCCGCTCGTCATCGGAGACCTGCACCGTCGGAGAGTTGTTTGTAGACGGGCATTTTGAGTGCTACATACTAGAGGACGTGGTGCGAGAGATTGAGGGCGTTTCGGTCGCCGATTGGAAAACGCACGGCGCGACGGCCATACCTGTAGGCACCTATCAAATCACCCTCACACAGTCCCCGCGTTTTAAGCGCGTTTTGCCATTGCTCAATCGCGTCCCCGGTTTTAGTGGCGTCCGCATCCACCCGGGCAACGATGCCGATGACACCGAGGGGTGTTTGCTGCCTGGCTTGACCGTTGACGACGACGGCGAGGGTGTTGCGTATTCTCGCGCTGCGTTTGATCGATTGTTTGACAAACTCACGCGGGCGGACGCGATAGGTCAACCGATTTTTATCACAATCGAAAACAGTTCCACGACCGACGACGAGGCTGTCGCGTGATCTCCGCGCTCCGCATGTGGCTCGATGTTGTGCTGCCGTTTTGGCGCATCGCTGCGGCATTGGCCGCCGTCGCCGCGCTCGCTGGTGCGGTGTGGTGGGTGCGCGATACTGGAGTGCAGGCAGAGCGCGCCCGCTGGCAAATTAAAATGAGCAAATCAGACGCGCACTGGCAGGCTCAATTAGACGCTGCCAATGCGTCAAACCGCTCGAGCGAGCGGCGCAGCGCCCAAGCAATTGCAAACGTGTCAACCAATTATCAACGCGAGATTAAAAATGTCGATGAGAAAAAAAATTATGATCGTAGCAGTGTGCGGCGCGGCAGCCTCCGGCTGTTCGACCGTCCCGATGACGCCACTGAGCAAAACGATTGTCGAGCGCTGTCCGCAACCAGTGACCCTACCGCCTCCACCCTCGGACGTGATGGTAGAGAGGCAACCGAACTTTCGCGAGCGACTGCTGAAAATCTTTTTGACCTCGTCAACGACGCCGACGCCGTCGTCGCACAACTGGCAGCCGCGCAGTCCGTGATTTTGGAATATCAAAAATTATGTGGCTCCGGCTTGTGATCAGTCATCGCAGACCGCCCTCCGCGCTTTAAGCTGCCATTGCTGGCAGCGCGTAGGCGCTGCGCTTATCGCCACCATCGCGCCTCGTGCATAGGCCGATTCGGCCCGCCTGTCTGCGGCTGCGTCAATCTCCGGGACTACAAAAAAATAAAATGTCATTGAGGCTATGGCCGCGCCAAGCGCACAAAAAATCGTGAGGAGCGCGAGCGCAAAAATTGTGCGTTTATTGTGGTTTTTCACAATTTCTGTAACCTCATTTTGACAATTTTTATTTTTTTGTTTGCGATTTTGGTTTTGATTAAACCGATCTCGCGTTCAGTGTCGAAAATTTTTGTCTGCACTCGCCGCATCTCGCTCGCGTAGTCGGCAAGCAGGCGCGTATACGATGCGCGGTGACACTGTTCGCGCCATTGCAAAAACGTCAAATATATTTTTGTAATCATTTAGTCACCTCGTCAAGTTTGTCATCATATCCCCCACACGCGCTCTGCCGAATATTTCAGCTTTGGGTGCGCTCTGCGCCCATCTTCCGGCCTGTTCCCTGCGCGAATATAGACGCCCTTTGATAAGCGTTTAAGGCATCCGTCCTGCGTCATTAGGCATAGGTTTTTCTTCAAATCTCGGTACTCCATCAAGTGTTTAAGGTCGGCCATCTCGGTGCGGTGTTCGCACGCGTCCCAAATTTGTTGCGCGTAGGTCATGCGGCTTGGTCGCCGCTGATTGATTCAATAAATGCAAAAACTTCCTTTAGCTGCGGGAGCGATAGAGTTTGTAATTCGCTGTTGATCGCTGCAACTAGACGCTCTCGCGCACCCGGCATCGGCGGCGCTACGGTCGTAACCGGCACCACCGCGGCAACTGTCGTAATCGGTGCCACTGGCGTTACCAGTGGCACAACCATCGGCTCCGGCGCTTTTGCTTGTGCCTCGGCTTGGGCTTTGACTTCGGCAGCGATCCGCGTACGCTCGGCTTCGTCGGCCAGTCGTTTCGCTTCGGCTGCGATCTTCGCGGCTTGCTCCTGCTGGTGTTTGGAAATGCGCGATCCGATGACGGCGATTAGGTCGTCATTCGCTTTCAACACCAAGTCTTTGATGTCACCGGCAAACAGCGTTTGATATCCGTCCGCCAACTCTTTGAGCGTGAGTAGGTTCTTCTCGATGCGGTTGGCAATCCTGTCAGCTTCGATCTTCGCCCTGGCGACTTCATCATTCACGGCGCTGTTCATGCTGTCCAAGTTCCGCTTGGCCTTGGTGACGCCGGCAAAGTCGGTATTGATCTGCGGCATGTACGGCTTGCCGATACGCGCCTCAAGTGCTGCGATGTGTGCGGCGACTTCACGCGGTCCACGGTCGCGGATTTCTTGCTTGATCTGCGATTCCTTGGCCGTCACCAACCGGTCCAGCGTGAGGCGCTTCTGGCGTACCTGTTCCTTTACGTGGTCGACCGCGCGCATGATTTCGTCAACGCTTGTCATCTGGCTCAACACCATCTTCCTGGTGAGTTCCAGCTGGTCCTCGGCTTCCTGGCAAAACTTGACCATGCCTTTGGCGTTCGCAAAATCCTCGTCGGTCTTTAGGTCGGTGTTGATGCTGTCGATCAGGGCGAAGGCGCTTTCCTGGTAAACAACCAGGTTCGAGGCTTCGACCTTGCCGAACACTTCAACGACCAGCGCCGGCAGTTTCTTGATGGGCTCGGCCACAACTTCGACCGCTGGCGCGGCGGGTTTGTATGCGGCGACGTCTTTGAGAAACTGTTTCCAGCCAGCGACCAATTCGGCGAAACGCTCGGGGCTTGATTCGTACCAGGTGTGAAACGCCGTGTCCTCGGTGCCGTTGGACGCCATGAACAGAATGCGATTCGCACCCGTGACGAGTAGCTGCTGGTCTAGCTGCCAGCGATGCGAGACGGGCACTTCTCCGGCCGCAAATGACGCGCGAAGGTCTTTGTTCAGGCTCTTGTGTTCCCAGCCGGTTTCTTCGCCCATCGTCAGCCCGTCCTGCGATGCTGATAGCGGGAGGCTGTCCGCCTCACAGGACATCACGACGGGGTACAGGTCGTCGCCGATGATCCTCTCGGCGATGACACGCGCGCTGGCTTCGTAGTCGTGACCAGCGTCGAACAAGGATTGAAGGTGCGCGGAGACTTCTTTTGTTTCGCCGGTTGCGTATTCCGCAATGAGTTGGTCCCGCGTCTTGTAGGGCGATACGCCCATCATCGCCGGGGCGTCGCTGGCGTTGAGTCGGCGAATGCCGTTGATGACGGCATTGCGGTAGGCGTGCCATTCAGGTGAGCCCTGAACAAGATTGTGTGTTTGTCTGTTGGTGATGTTCAAATTAATCTCCCATTGGGTTGGCAATGTATTTCAAAACGTCATCGACCATGGATTCGAGCGTTTGCTCAATGGATTTCACGTCGAACTTCTTGAGGATGTCGGCCTCGTTGATTGCTGCCGCTGCCGCGTGTTCTCGGATCACGGCAACCTGTTCGGTGCTGGCGACTTGGCCGACCGGTGCCGCCAAATCGTTGATGCGTTGCTTTTGTGGTGCCGTGAGTGGTGCCTTTGTCTCGGCGGTGGTGATAATCTCGGCTGGGGTTTTATTTTTCTTCTCGATCAGCTTTGCCCAGTTGGGTAGCGCCTTATCAAAATCGGCGTCCGTCCAGGCAGGTTTGCCAGTGTCGGCGTCTTTTCGCGCGGCTTCGGCCCTGTTGTCAATGACTGATTGCCAGGTGGCTTCGCCCTGACTGATCGCGCCGTAGATGCCGCGCAGGTTTACAATCTCGGCGGGCGAGCATGTGTCGATCGAATGGTTGAGATAAGTCGTGAGGTCGCTTGCGCGGACGCCAATCTCGCCGAATGCGTCAATGATCTTCTTGCGCTCTGCCGCTGGGTCCTTGGCGGCTTCGTCGGCGCGGATTCGCTTGATCATCGCCACGGCTTCGTCCTGGATGTCGCCGGGAATCAATCGCAGCGCGAGGGTGCGCTGGGCCTTGGAAATCAGGGCGGACCGCTTGTTCAGCATTTCGTCCTCGGTCGCCGGTACGGTGTAGACCGCCTTGTTCCAACTGTTTTTCCGCACGCTGATGTAGCTACCATCCGAGAGTGGCTTGGACCGCTCCACCGACTTCGCAATCAAAATGTCGGAGTCGTAGGCGAGTGTGCTTTCCAAGTCCTCGACGGTGACGCGGATAATTTCTTTCTCCGAGTCCTCGAACAGTACGGCGGTGCGAACCTGAATGTTCTTCATGCAGCGCAGCGCGACTTCGGTAAACCGGATGCCAAGCCCTTCAACGCCTTCGCCAATCGGCTTGATGTAGAAGGCGCTCTTGTTGTGGGCGAATGATGGGCGCCGACACTCCATCATTACGTCTTGCCGTACTTGGTCCCAGTTGCGCGGGTTCCGTAGCGCAATGACATAGCGCGCCTCGGCCAGGGCCTTTGCTTGTGCCGACATTGCTGTTGATGCCGTTTCGGCACCGAGTGCCATTTGTTGATTTACAACGATATCGTTCATGTGTTTTTTCCTTGAATCTGTAATTCTTCTCGCGCCGGCGGTTGCTCGCGCCAATCCAAAAATGTCAAATCATAAGATGATTGCTTAATTGTCAGTATCCTCCTCGTCCAGCAAATCACGAACGGCGGCAGAGTACACGCTCAAATACTCGGTGACCTCGTATTTGATGTCGAGCGCGCCAGCTCTGATCGACTCGCGGATCACGTCAACAGTCCGTCCGTGCAGCGCGTTGATTTGGTCAAAAAATTTAACACGGTCGTGCGAAGTCATTTGTCGCCGCCTCCCTATAAAAAAATTTTGTGCTGTGCAATTTTGCTGCTGGTCGCGCTTGCTTTCTCCGCAGATTCGCCAGATCGGTGGCCCCGTAGGGTTTCGCTCACGCCGCACCGTCGCGCTGTCCCCGCGCTCGCTCGCCTATTGGCCACACTCCTGCGGGGAGCCGATGCAATACTGTGCATCGACAACAACACTATAATCCAACGCGTCGCCGATTGTCAACAATTTTTTATAGAGTTTTTGAGCGTTGACAAAATCGCAGCGCGAGCGTAAAATACGGTCAACACAATAACCTGAGCAAAAAAAAATGGTACCTATTATAAAATTAGACAAAAATTGTCCCGAGATTGACCTGATCATCCACGAGCATTTTTACGGCAAATCCCGCCTACTACAGGAGGCGCTCGGCGTCACTCGCGCCTGCGTCTCAATCTGGCGTAGGCGCGGCATCCCGGCGATGAGGCGGTACCATATAGACGCGGTGATCCGGGAGCGTTCCGAGGGCCTGAAGAGCGAGGGCGATGGCAAGAGCGAGGGCGATGGCCAAAGCAAAAAAAAACCGCTCCCCTCTGTTGAGGACATAATCGGAATTTATTTATAAATCGACACACGCGCTGCGGCGTACCTTCGGATTGTTAGTCCGCTGGGAGTCGGTAGTACCCTGCCGCAGGCGTGGAGCGGCAGGGCTTGACAATGTTATAAAAATATGGTTTAATCTTTTAGTTGATTGCACAGTCAGCATCAAACGATTTTTAGGCGAGAGTTAAGGGGCTTAGGCCCTGCCCGGCGTTGTGCACCGGGCCTCTCCCCTAAAGGTCGTTTTTTTTTGTCTTAAAATCCCTCAGCAACAAATCAGCACGAGGGAGCCATGCGCGGGCGTGGGCTGGGCGCGAGCAATCGCGGGGCTGCAAAGCCGGGGGTCCGCAGGGGCGCTGTCCGACGTCAACTCAGGGTCAGGTGCCTGCTCTCTCTCCCCCTGGGGGGTAGGGGGGGCATGGGAGCGGCGAACCGCGCAATCTAGGGTCAAGCAGGACAAACAAACAAGCAAACATGAGGCGACTATGAGCAAAAAAACACTAATAGGAGATTGGGCACCAGATGCAAAACTATTGGCGTGGTGCCATGCAAACGGGTACGACGCGGACGCGCATTACGATTTTTTTAGGGATTATTGTTTGGCAAACGGTGCGAAATATGCAAGTTTTGACGCCGCGTTCAGAAATTGCTGCCGAGCTGATTGGGGCGGAGTCCGAAAAAATCAAACGCTCGGACAAAATCAGCAAACAAAACAGGATCGGCGAGCCAGTACAATCGCAGGTCTGGTCGGTGGCGAGATATGAGCGTCAACACCAGACTAGACGCGGCGACCGCGACCAAAACCGTTGAGCGGTTATTCGCTCGCATGGCGCTGATGTACGGCTCTAAATTTGCCGATCAATGGGCGGGCATCAACCCCGCCGACGTTAAAAAATGCTGGTCGGAGGAAATCGCTGCCTATCCGATTGACCAAATCGCCGCTGCCGTCAACGCGCTCACGACCAAAAAATGGCCGCCGACCCTGCCGGAGTTTCTTGAGCTAATTCAGGATCAGCGCCCTGCGCTTACTACAGCGGCCTACAAGCCATCAAAATCCGTTGACGCGGTAGACACTCGAGCCCCTGACGTTTTGGCCGCTAAGGCCCGCTGTATGGCGTCTGTAGCGCGTGGATTTAGCGCCCCGACGCTCGCTTGGGCGTATCGGGCTAAACGCCGCTGGCTCGATGGTGAGGTCAAACATTCGCCAGACGTGAAGGCCATGATCAATCGCGTCATTGAGCGCGACCGAGGTGTGCACGACCCATTTTTACAAATCGAGAGGGGCTGAAAAAAATGAAAATTGTGTTGGAAATTGACAACGATTGCATACCCAAAATCAACGGGCGCGACGTTGGCCCAATTATTTTTCAGGCTATAAAAACCAATCCAAAATGGTGGTTTGACTCTGCCGATGTTGTGCAGATCGAGGGCACGTTTGGCCGGCATACGGAGGATCGGTACGAGTTGGGGCTGAGATGAAAGCGGCGATTAAAAAATTGGTCGAGCAGGGCATTACCGACCCCGCCCTCATCGCCTGCACCTTGCACATTAAACGCGCACGGGTAGAGACCGCGCTTGCGTGGATTGCGCGGGACGCAGATCGAGCAAAACAAGACGCGACAAAAAAATCAACGCGATTGCAGAGGCAAATTTGTTGGTCGACCATGCCGCTGGTAGTCCGAGAGGAGCGCGGCCATGCCGTCGATTAAACGCAACCTCACTCCGCTGGAGACGCATGAGCAAATCGCTTTTATCCAGTGGTGCCTCATGGCAGGCGCGCCCTACAACACGATTTTTGCCATACCCAACGGCGGCAAACGACATATCACCACAGCGGCGCGACTCAGGCGCGAGGGGGTACGCCCTGGCGTCCCCGATTTGTTTTTGCCGTTTGCCGCCGGCGGAGCGCATGGGTTATTTGTTGAGCTAAAGCGCATCAAGGGCGGCTCGGCTACAAAACATCAAAAATTGTTTGAGGATGTGGTGCGTAAAAACGGTTATGCACACGTCTACGCCATGGGGTGTGAAGACGCTATTAAAAAAATAAAATTGTACGTCAACGGCGGAGCGAAATGACCAAAAATCTTCAAGCACCGTTTCCTTATTTCGGCGGGAAATCCAACGCGTGTGGCGTGGTTTGGCAGGCGTTGGGAGCAGTACAAAACTACGTTGAGCCGTTTGCGGGCAGCGCCGCCATGTTGCTGGGAGCCCCTGAGGGCAAACGGATTGAGACGATCAACGATGCGGATGGATTTGTGGCCAATTTTTGGAGGGCGATCCATGCTGACCCTGAGGCAGTGGCGCGTTATGCAGACTGGCCGTGCAATGAGGTCGATTTGTTTTCGCGGCACTCTTGGCTGGTGCGGCACTCTGAGGATTTAACCAAAAAATTACACGCCGACCCAGAGTTTTTTGACGCCAAAATCGCAGGATGGTGGTGCTGGGGGGCATGCAATTGGATTGGCTCCGGTTGGTGCAGTGGCGACGGCCCTTGGGTTCTGGGAGACGACGACAGGTTTGTAAAAAGTGCTGGGCAGGGTATCAACCGACAACTTCCGCACCTGAGTGCGGGGCAGGGCATCAACCGACAAACCGATGGCGAGCGCAGCGCCTTCATTCATTCGTGGTTTTGGGCGTTGCACGAGCGTCTGCGCGATGTGCGCGTGGCATGTGGCGATTGGTCGCGAGTGGTCGCGGATTCGGTGACCGTCCGGCACGGCCTGACTGGTGTGTTTTTTGACCCGCCATATTTCCGAGGCGGGATGGATTATGCGGCTGGAGGCGTTGGTACCAATTTGGCTGCAGAGGTAGGCGCATGGTGCGCGGCCAATGGCAACAACCCGATGCTGCGCATTGTGATTTGTGGCCACGCCGGGGAGCATGACGCCCTGCTGGCTCACGGCTGGACTAAGCGCAAATGGGCGGCGCGGACAGGCTATGCCACCACCGATGAGGCTGTGGCTAATAGTGCCGGCGAGACGATTTGGTGCAGTCCGCATTGTGAGCCGGAGACCAAAATTCAAAATTCACTTTTTTGACAAAAATTTTTCAAGAGGGCTATTTCATGGACGCAGCAATGAAATTTGGTTCTGTTTGTAGCGGCATTGAAGCCGCATCAGTGGCATGGCATCCGCTCGGGTGGCAGGCCGCATGGCTGTCAGAGATTGAGCCTTTCCCCTCCGCGGTGTTGGCCCACCACTACCCCAATGTTCCCAACTTGGGCGACATGACCACACTGCCAGAGCGCATCCTATCGGGCGAGATCGAAGCCCCAGACGTGTTCTGTGGCGGCACACCCTGCCAGGCCTTTTCGGTGGCAGGACTTCGAAACTCCCTTGATGACGCTCGGGGAAATCTTTCACTCACTTTTGTAGGTATCGCAAATGCAATTGACCATGCTCGATCTGTTCGAGGAGAGCAAGCCTCAATCGTCTTCTGGGAAAACGTGCCCGGAGTCCTCAGCACCAAAGACAATGCCTTCGGGTGCTTTTTGGCTGGAGTTGCCGGCGAAGATGGCGAGCTTGAGCCGTCAGGGGGAAAATGGACGAACGCTGGTTATGTGTCTGGCCCCAAAAGAGCAGTCGCGTGGCGCGTCCTCGACGCCCAATATTTCGGAGTGGCCCAACGACGCCGCCGTGTGTTCGTTGTCGCAAGTGCTCGAGACGACTTCGATCCCGTCAAGGTTCTTTTTGAGCTCGACGGCGTGCGCCGGGATTCTGCGCCGAGCAGAGAAGCGCAAGAAGGCATTGCCAGAGGCGTTGGAATTGGCCCTCCTTTCAGTCGCACAAACAACGAAAGAGTAGAGGCCGAGGCGATGGTGGTGCAGCCTTATGAGGTCGGCAACTGCTTGACCGCCCGGATGCACAAGGGCATCAACAGCACATTGGATGAGGGGCAGACGCCAGTGATCAGCATTCACCCTCACTGCATAGGCCGCGCTCCAGAGGCTGGCCCACAAGGCAAAGAGTATTTGCTTGATGGGTCGGCTTATTGCATGGACGGCCGAGGGCAGCCGCAGGCGGTGGCGCAGCCAATCGCCTTCCCCCCTACGCAAGACCCGTCCAGCAGCACGGACGGCACTACGCACGGACTGGGGTGCGGGTCGGGAGGTGGACAGGCGAGTGTGGCCGTCAGTTATGGCATCAGAACCGCCAACACGAGCAGCAACGGATGGGGCATTCAAGAAGAAGTCACGCACACACTGGACTGCGCTCAAGGTGTCGCCGTGGCGCAGCCAATTCTCGCCATGCGAGAGAGCGGCTTTGGCTGCTGGATGGAGGACGCAGTGGCTGGGACGCTTGATGCCAGCATGGGAATGAGTGGTCACGCAAACCGCCCTGCCGTGATGACCGTTCCTCGATCAATGGCCGTGCGCCGCCTCACCCCCGTGGAGTGCGAGCGACTTCAGGGATTCCCTGACAACTACACCAACATCCCCTGGCGCAGCAAGCCAGAGTCACCAGACGGCCCCCGCTACAGGGCCTTGGGCAACTCATGGGCCGTGCCCGTGGTGGCTTGGATTGGGAAGCGCATCGCAGCCGCTACGCTTCAAAACTCACTTCCCAAAATTTTTTAGGAGGTTGAAAAATGTTGAACGTGAAACAGCTCACCATCGACGAGGCGACGCAGCATGCACAGCTTATGATCGACGCGGCAGCGGGCCGGGCGGATCGTGAATACAGCGGCTGGTCGAGTTTGGCGTATGCGTTTTTGAGGCATTTTGTCCGAGATAAAAAAAATTTTTGGCCGTGGGAATTGATTCAGGCGTCCGTAGATTTTGGCCTAGTACAACCTAAAAACCTGCGGGCGTGGGGAGGTGTGTATCAACGCGCATCGCGCGAAAAATTAATTATTCGCGGTTCGCAGCTAGGCAAACATCCTAACCGCCACGGGACTCTAGTCCCAATCTGGGACGTCGTGCAAAAATGACTACGCCAATTTTTTCGGACGAGGTGCAGCTCGCCGGGTGGAGCGAGAGTCACACTTCGGGAGCTAAAATTACGTTTTGGCTTTCAGACCCCGCACAGTTGAGCGCGTTCCGCGGCATGACGGAGCGGCGCGGCAAAACGGCAGGGCAGCGTCTGGCAATGGTGCTCGTCGAGATCAACGACGATGAGACGCTGGCCGATGAGCCGCCATCAACCACAAAGCTAGGCCCGTTGTGTGCGCTGGCGGTGGCGTGGTGCAGTGATGCGCCATTTTTGGCGTGGTGGCAACGGCAGCGCGGTCACATGGCTGGCGATGTTGATGTACGCGGCGACATTTTGGCGACGTGCGGCATTAAATCACGCCGAGAGTTGGACGCGGACGCGAGGGCGGCAGCGGTGTTTAATGATGTTTTTAGGCTGCCATACATGGCGCACTGCCGCGAGGCGGCGATGGTCGAGTACGGTTTTGACAAGCTCAGCGCGAAACAATCTCGCTTCTAATCCGTCTGACATAAGCCGTTGTCACCCCTGCCGCCGCCGCGATATACCGCGTTTTCCATGTTGGCTTAGTCTCCAATAAGGTGATCACTTGCGCTTTTCCGGTTGGCTGGCTGAACCTTGCCGCGAAATCATCAATGGCCGCTTGTAGGTTTACACAATACTCAGCACCGCCCATGCGCCGGAATTTGTGCGAGCGTAGATAGAACTCGTTGATCAGCACCATCTTGGGGAGCATTTCCATTGTCCCGATGATCTCGTCCGCCCGTTCTGCCAGCGCGACGTTGATAGGCGGTCTCGCGGGTTCCGGTGCAGCTTCTGAGTCACCCCAGCCCGGATCGCTGAACTTTGGGTGATTGGCAAACATAGGCGACGTTGACGGGTAGCCTTGCGGCTTGCCTGTGTCTACGCGGTTCCAGTTGCCCCAGTTCTCCAGAATCATTTTCGGCGTCATACGTTCTCCGTTTTGGCCCTCTAATTGCCATAATTTTTTTTCATTTGTCCAAAGTGTTGCCCAATGTTAACAGATTTCTCACCCCCGAGGGGCAAAATTTGCGCGTGCGTTTTTTGGGTACACTCAACGGTCTCCCGGCAGTTGGCCTAAAGGATTTTGCCCCCCTACCCTATCCCACACGCCTGAACTCGACCACCCAAACCCACGGGTTGGCTGCCCATGATCCGGGGCCATTGATGGACTCCCAAAGATAAATAAAAGAGTCGCGGGCGTCAGGCTGCGGGTTGAGGCAGCCGCAGTTGGTTTCAGATTCCCCACAATTTAGACACCCGCCATCTGTGATCCCCTCTGCCCGCGCATCGTCTTCACTGATGTCCACCAGCCGCTCCACGCGCACGCCGGTGATTTCCAGCGTGATGCGGCTGGCCCAGCGGGGCATAAACATGCCAGGGCGCGGCTTTGTCCAGTCGCCGCAGCTTGGGCGGCCGTCAGCCCAATAGTGGATCTCGTCCGTGCTGTGCCAGTCTTGAGGCGGGTGGCGCTCCTGATGGTGCGGGCCGCTGAACGCCTCGCGCACCCACAGCCGGTCGCCGGGTTGGCCGTAGGGGCAAAGCACACGGCCGCTGAAGTCTTGTTCTAAAAGATAAGGCTGGGGCTTCACCACCCGCCGCGTCTGCGTCTTGCTGCCGTCCATCAAGGCCCGCACCATCGGCGAGCTGAAAAGGATTGGACGCTCCTTCATGCTGCCCCCTGCGTGCGTGTGGTTGTGCATTTGCCGTCGTCGTCGTAGGCGTAGTCCTCTCGATAGCCACTATTGGTGCGCCACGTCAACACGCGGCCTGCATCGTCGCGAGTGTACTTGCACCAAAACCCAGAGTCGTCGCTGTAGCTCAACACGCCTCCGTTGTGGTCGTATGTGTAAGCGTGCCAAAATCCAGACTCGTCGCGATACGTCAACACGCGACCAGCGCCGTCGTGGGTGTACCCGAGCGGGATTTGTAGAGCGTCAAAATTAGGGTCGATCATGCTGCATCCGGGATGGCCGCATGGGCGAGGCGCGCTACTCGGCATAAGGTGCCCCCTGTGCGTTGTTGTCAATTTTGATCAGTCGCTCGAGCAACCCACATGGGTCAAAATTTGCCCACACATCCTCCCCCGCCTCCGCCGCCCTCGCCTCCGCCGCCCTCGCCGCCGCCCACGTCGCCTTTGCCACCCGGTGCGCCGCCTCCGCTGCGTTTGCCACTCCCGTTGCCTCCGCCGCCGCCCACGTCGCCCTCGCCACCCAGTGCGCCTCCGCCCACGTCGCCATCGCCGCTGCGTTTGCCGATTCGGCAGTCCGTTCGGTAGTCATTTTTTGCCATTGCTCGCCAAAACCCTGCTGATCCGCCAGCGGCTGGAGCGATGGCAGAACGGTACCCCACATCCAGTCTAAAATAATTTTCAGCCGCTCTTGTTCTTGCTCCCGTCCAGTTCCAGCCGCGAGCGGCAGCAGGGATTTCCATTTTGCCGAGTTACGCAACTCCCCCGGCATCGCGTCTTGGATTACGATGATCCAACAGCCAATGACCTCCGACATGCAATCGGGGATCTCGTCTGTGAGTCTGCCTGACAGCGCCAAATTTATGGCTGCAATTGAGCACGCCGATTGCTCGTTGCCTAATCCATATGGCAGGCGCATGGATGCCAGTTTTGACGCGATTGATGCCTGTTGTTCAGTTGTGATTGTGCTCATGCTGCCTCCTGCGTGCGCGTGCGTGTGATTGTGTGTTTGCCGTCGTCGTCGCATCGTCGACACCGGCATACGTGTACCAATGGCCGTCGCTGTTGACGCACGTCACTACGCGGCCGTCGTCGTCGTAGGTGTAAACAAACCAAAATCCAGACTCGTCGCGATAGCTCAACACGCGGCCGTCGTCGTCGCGTGTGTACCCAAGCGGGATTGTCATCAGGTCAAAATTAGGGTCGATCATGCTGCCTCCTGCGTGCGCGTGCGTGTGATTGTGTGTTTGCCGCCGTCGTCATAGGTGTAGTCCTCTCGGTAGCCGCTGTTGGTGCGCCACGTCAACACGCGGCCTGCATCGTCGCGAGTGTAGGCATACCAATGACCGTCGCTGTTGACGCACCTCGCTACGCGACCGTTGTGATCGTAGGTGTAGGCGTACCAAAATCCGCTGCTGTCGCGGCACGTCACTACGCGGCCTGCATCGTCGCGAGTGTAGGCATACCAACGACCGTCGCTGTTGATGCACTTGACTACGCAGCCGTTGTGGTCGTATGTGTAAGCGTACCAAAATCCGGCTTTGTCGCGGTACGTCAACACGCGACCAGCCTTGTCGTAGGTATACCCAAGCGGGATTGTCATCAGGTCAAAATTAGGGTCGATCATGCCGCCCCCTGCGTGCGCGTGCGTGTGATTGTGCATTTGCCTGCGACGTCGTAGGTGTAGTCATCTCGGCAGCCGTCGCTGTTGACGCACGTCACTACGCGACCGTTGATGTCGCGGAAGTAGACGTACCAAAATCCAGAGTCGTCGCGGTAGGCCAAAACGCGGCCAGCAGCGTCGCGGATGTACCCGAGCGGGATTTGTAGAGCGTCAAAATTAGGGTCGATCATGCTGCCTCCTTCCTATATCAGTGCGTCCCGCAGCGCGGGAATGGGCGGGTAGGGATATATAACCCTGCCCGCGTTTTTTTGGTTAAAAATGCGAGAGATTGCATTCGAGAACATAACGCACGTCGCCAAAATCCACAACTGACAGCGAGCGGCGTGCATCGCCGCGACGAGCTTGCATTTTTGAGTACGACACAAACGGGAATCCAGCGATGACCCCGTGGTTCGCCGTGCTTTTGTCAGCCCAGCCTTTGGCGCTGTCAATAATTTGATCAAGCGTTTCGCTGGTTTCGACAGCGTCGATCATCCATGTGCCGCCGTTGTAGTCTGCGTCGAACAGTTCGTTTTTGGTGGCGGCTGCGAATGCTGCGATGTTTTGTTGTGCGTTGTGCATTTTAATCTCCTGCACCAAGCTCTGCGGTGCGCCAGATGGCTCAACGTGAGCCAATGTGTGTACTATACACACCTAATTTTGTATTGTCAACAGTTTTTTGCAAAATAATCTAATCATATTATGGTCGTCGCCAAAACACG